TCCAAACCCAAAAGCAAAATCCGCTTAGCCCCCCACTGCCAGGCAAGGTTGATGGCCTGATAGCCACCGTTGCCGCCTTGGTGGATGACGCCGTCTTTACCTAAGCCGGGTGCGTTTTTAGAGCCGACTCGGTTAAGTTCAAATCGGCGAGCCGCCTCAATGTCTTGGGTCCAGCGCTCGCCAGCGAATTGTTTTTCGACTTGCGTGAAGTGGACTTTCCACCAGGCGGCGTCGCAGGCGTAGATAACGTCGGCAAATGGTGCCCGTCGCCAGGAGTCGTTGATAGCGATGGTTCGCCATCCGGAGCCCGCAACAGCATCGCAGTCGGCCTTGCTAAGACTGGGGCCGCTTGCAATGACACAGGCGGTCTGCCCCCACCAACGACCAGCGGTTCGGTCGATGATTGGTGTGTCCGGCAAACCGCCGCCGGGGGGTTTGGTTTGGCAAGCTTGAGTTTAAAAAGCTCCTCCGCAAGGTGCTTGGGTACCCGCAGTCGATCTTTTCGAGTCACGCTTCCCAGTTGGCTATTTACAAAATTAGCGGTCGCAACGATGTCAGTCATTTCCATTGAGATACGAACTCCCAAAGAAAAAAGCCCATTCGCGGTCTGCAAATGGGCCTTTGTGCTTACGGTGAATTAGAGCGAACCGGAAATGAAAGCGCCGGGGCGATACACCGTCAGGGCCAGACGCTCTTCGCAAAGCAGTGTGGCCATATTTTTCTGAAAGTTAGTGCCGTCTTCATAGCTGATTTGAACGGCAGCATCCATCCGATCCCAGATCTGGGCGCCTAGTGAAAAAGCGCCCACCAAAAAGGTGCCGGCAGTAATGCTATTGGTCGGAATCACCCGCTTGCCCCACAGCTGCGGGCCTGCCATCACGGCTGGGTTAGTCCAGACGTACATGCCGTCTGAGGCTTTTTGCAGCTCGATGGCTTCCCAGTCTTCGGGGTTAAGCACAATCGTGTCGGCTGAATACTCCGAGAGCGCTGCCTGCGTAATCGCGCGCCGCAGCACATCGATTGGCGTATCACCGCTGGTGGTGCGGTTATAGGCCGTGAAATTGCCGCTATCCAGTAATCCGCTGATATTGCCCGAGGTGCCATCGCCATTTAGCAGCTGATCCTCTTCGACGAGCTTTAGACCGTAGGTGAGTCTGCCGTTGACATAGGACTGCAGCTGCGGGGCGTCGTCTAACACCTGACGCGAAACGGGGATGAAGTGGGCAAGGGTCACCACCGGAGCGTTATCCAGGGTGAAGGTGATTCCCGACTCGGGCTTGGTGACGTTTTCCACGGCGGGCGATCCGTACTGCGGACCAGCAGCGTTTGTAAACGTATTTTCACGGGTGAATTGCACGAGATTTGAGCTCGTACGCCCCACCGGGAGCACATCACGAATGGTAAGCATCCGGTTTGGAGAGGCCACGATGCCAGGCACGCGCATATCGGCAACCAAAGGCTGGTTTTGGCCAGTGGCGTTTACGATGGCCGTTTTGACTTCCACGCGAGCAAACTTGCTTTGCCCGGCGGCCATGGCCTTGAATGCGTCGGACTTCACCAGCAGGCTGCCTGCGGTTTCTTCTTTAGCGATTTCAGCCACTTCGCGGTCGGCAAGCTTACGCTCCAGTAACAGGGCTTTGTCGGTGAACTCGGCCGCTTTAACGGAGATTTTTTCAATAGCGGCTTTGGTTTCGGTCTCGGCCCGTTTGGTGGCCTCGATTTCGCCGTTGGCTTTTTCGACCCAGGATTTCAGCTCCTTGGTGTAAGCAATGATGTTGGCTTGCGTTTCGGCAAGGGCTTTGATTTCAGTGATTTGGTCAGACATGAGGATTCCTTTCAAATTCGGGAATTGGTGAGGTTTTCGACGATTTGGCGTCGAACTTCGGGAGGCAACTCCAACGGGTGGCCAGCCTCTCGCTGGTCAAATACCCGCCTGGCTTGGCGTGCCGTGGCCATGGCCAGTGATTTTGAAAAGCCGCCGGACTCCCTCAGGAAGTTTTCAAAATCACGAATGCTGTGTACCGCTTCAAGCGCGGTTTTTACGGATACGAGATCCACGCGAGCCTCTTCGTCAGCCGGAAACGTCACGACTGAGATTTCAACGAGCTCGGAGATGTTTTTAATAAGCCGAATCGGCTGGCCGGATTCTTGGACCGTCTCGGTGTCGCCATCATCTAAACGAAACCCGATGGAAAGCCCATCCAAGGTGCCGTGCTGCAGCGAGGCGGCTACCGCATCTGAGGTCGGATTACCGACGGTGAGTTCGCCATCGGCTTTTAGCCCAGTGTCGTCTTCATAGATATCGACCCACTTTCCGATCGGCAGATCCCAGGCTTTGTGGTTAATAAACATTTTTGGCATGCGAGTGGCTTTGGTTTGAATCTCCCGCAATACGCTTTGGTAAGCGCCAGGCAAAATTCGATCGCCGTAGCTATCGGTGCCATTAAAGACTGAGGCATAGCCTGAGAACCGGTAGCCGGGCTTTTTATCGTCGCGGGCCTTTAGGGTGATTTCGCAATCACTGAGCGATAGGGTCTTGCGTTGAAGCATTTACGCCTCCCGTAGTGGGCTGCTGCCCTAAACGGGTCAGCGGTAAGAGATTGGATTGGGCGGTCAGTAGATCTCCCCCGTCTTGGGGAGGCAGGTTTTCAAGCTGTCGCCATTCGTTTCGGGTCATCAACCCGTTTTGCACCGCCTTAGCCCCTGAATCTAAGCGCTCGGCAAGCGACCCGCGAAGGATCGCGTCTAGTGAAAACTCAACGGTGTAGCGTTCGCGCTGATAGGCCGTGAGCACTCGACGGTCAATGGCTTGCTCAATGAGTTCCAACATGGGTCTGAGCTTGAATTTGTAAAATCCCTCAATCAGCTGACCAATTCCGGTGCCCCATGTCGTCGTTTTGGTGGTGTCATTAATAAGTACCGAGGAAATCCCAAACCAACGGGCAATGTCCTCCACCGAAAACCGGCGGGTGTCGAGCAGCTGTAAGTCCGCAGGACTCATAGAAAGGGGCTCAAATTTTGCGCCCGCCTCTAACACCAAGAGATCGTCCTGGCCACCTTCGATAAGGCCTCGGTAGTTTTGGCGGATCTTGTCGCGCTGCTCCGAGGTTAAGAGCTTATCGATCATGAATACGCCCGGCCGCTTACCGCTATTGGTAAATGTGGATTGGGTGTGGTTTTGTGCCTCAATTGCAACCGAGACGGTGTTGCGCATGTAATCCAGGCGACTCATGCCGATGATGCCGTTACCTTTATCCCGGATGTGCAGGATGGAGGCTTCCGAATAAACCGCGACCTGTCCTTCGTAGTTATAGCGGTAGACAAGCGACTTATCCGGTAGCACCTCGATTTCGACTTGATCAGCCGAAAGTGGCCACATTTCAATCACTTCGCCTGCTTCATTACGCACTAGGCGTGCGTAGGCGTTGCCCCGCAGCAGAAAGTTCAAAAGCATGTATTGCCAGAACTCCATCGGGGTATTACGCCGATTGGGGCTATCGTGCAGTAGCGCCCAAAGCGGCGTGCCCCGAGCCAGGATTTTATTGCCCTGAATATCTCCGTTACGCTCATAGACAAAAAGCGGCAGCGAAGCAATGTTATCGGTGAGTAATTCAACAGCCGCCCAGACCGCTGAGACCTGAAGCGCCCCATCGGTGCCATAGACGGTGTTTTTTTGGTAAACAACCGATAGCGGCTCACTGAATTGAATGCCGTCTTGCTGCCCGGTCGAACCAATGTTGCCAAACCATCGTCGGATGGATTGAAAAATTGCCATAGGTTATGCCTTTAGGTTTAAAGGCGAGTCCAGAAAACCGTCAAAGTCGCCCGGTTGCTCGCCGTGCATGGCGCGTCCGATGGCCATAATGAGTGCCACCACGCCGTCGATCTTGTTTTCTGGCCGCTCTCTGCGAGGGTAGATGTTGTCTTTGGCATCTATGTGCGCGACAGCGTTTGAGACCATCCAGCTTGTAATGGGATTGCCGTCGTGGTGAAGCCGCTTTTGCAATACGAGTGCCTCGATTTGTTTCATGGGCTCGGAAAAATTGAGCACCGTGGGCCGCATCTCCACCATTGGAGCGCCTTGCGCCATCATTCGGGTAGAAAGTTGGGTGGCCTGAAAGGGATCGTAGGGAATCTCTCGGACCTCATACGAGGAGCAGTCTTGCAAAAGACCTGCCTCGATTGCATCAAAATCAATCACCGATCCCTCGGTGACATGTAATAGACCAAGCGCCTCCCAGCCTTGGTATTGAGAGTTTTCGCCACGCTCTACGGTTTCGCGAGGAAGGTAGTAATCTGCAAAGCAGAAAAAATGCTCTTGGCCGTCGATTAAGCGTTTATGCAAGATGAGTTTTGCTGCGATGTCTACCTTGCTTGCAAGATCAAGTGCGATCCAAGCGGGTTCTCCAAAGAAATCCTCACGGCAAAGCTTGGGGTCCGCGCAGGCATCCCAGGCCCGCATGTCCATCCACGCGATATCGGCGTTGACCCATTCGTTTAGATGCTTCGTTTTAAAGTTGTTCGCCGCGCTTCGCATGGACATCGCCTTGGTTTGCAGCGGCAACAAGATTTCTGGCATCACCGACACACCCCAGTTAGGGTTAGCCTTAATTAATGCCGACTCTGTAGTCCAGTCCTCCTGATCTAAGCCAAAAACAATTCCAAATTGGCTTTCATCGGCGGCCCCGCCGCCCAAGACTTTTAGGACAAAAGACCTCACCTCATAGCAAATCCCCGAGCGGTTACTGCCTGCGGTCGTAATTACCCACAAAAGCGACTGTGCTCGCTTGCCGGTGGAGGTTTCCACCACGTCATACACCGCCCGCGTTTTGTGAGCGTGCAGCTCGTCAATACAGGCAAAGTGCGTATTTAGACCATCTAACGTTGATCCTTCCGCCGAGAGTGCTTCAAACTTTGAAGCGGTTCGTTGGACTGTGATGTTGTGGGCGTTGACCTCTAAACCAAAAGTATTTCTTAGCCCTGGTGTACGCCGTGCCATTTGCTGGGCATCGCCAAACACGATCTTGGCCTGATCACGTGTGGTCGCGAAGGAATAGACCTCCGCTCCGCCTTCGTTATCGGCGCACAACATGTAAAGGGCTACCGCTGAAGACAGCGCGCTTTTACCGTTGCCCCGGGGGACTTCGATATAGACCCGACGAAAGCGTCGGGCACCATCGGGCTTGATCCACCCAAAAATCGTCGTCAGAATAAAAATCTGCCAGCGTTCAAGGGTAATGACTTGGCCGGCTTTTGGCCCCTTAATGTGGGGCAGTAGCTCCACGAACTTACAAATCCGACTCGCTCGGCTTAAGTCGAACTGATACGGAGCGTCTTTGGCTTGCCAGCGTGCGAGATCATCGAGTTGGCGCTGACAGGCTGCGCGAACGAACTGCCCTGCCGGGATGGTGCCGTTGATGACATCTTGCGCGTATTGCAGAGCAATCGCGCAGTAATCCCGCTTCATTTAGCGGCGGCAAACTCCGCCCAAGGGTCTTGTGTGACCTGTTGACGCGCGGAGACTCCTAAACGAGCCCGATCGACCGGGGTGTAGCCCAGAGAGGACAATCCCCGTTGCAATACGCTGACCTTAGCGGGCGTGAATTGAGACTTATCGGCTCGATATTCCGCCATCAAGGAGACAACGACTTCTAGGGTGAGTCGATCAGAGGCCTGCAAAACCCCGGCGGGGCTGTGGGCAACGATGTCTTGCCAAATTTGCTTTTCGGTATCGGAGAGGTTTTCAGGCGGCTCACCAATCTCCGCAGCCGAAAGCGGGTCAACGCGCGCCCGGGCAGGATTTTTCTTAAAACTACCCTTAAGCGCCAAGACATTAGTCGGTTTGCGATTTGCCATAGGGAACCTTCAGATTCTGAATTGGGGGTGTAAAAAAACGTTTAGGCGCGCGGTTTTTCCCGCAATGCGTGGAGACTTTTTCACCGCCCCTTGCGTAAGCGAGAACGGCTCGCCCACTCCGTCACTCTTGGTTTTCGAGTCGGATCGGTGTTTGGGGATTGATGACGCCGTGACGATTAAAGACTTCTTTTACTGCCGGATCGATGTGGGTCAAAAGCTCAAGCGCGGCTAGGCGCAGGTTTTCCCTGCGAAATGCGTCACGCTCGGTTGCTGCTGCCTGCATCGTCCGCTCATAGGTTCTGAGCATCACGCACGCAGGATCAATCTTGGG